ACCTTTTGCGAGAACTGTGAAGAATGATTCCTTATTGGTTTTATTTGGCAGGAAGCATCTGTTTTGTTATTGGCACGGTGCTTGCGCTAATGAGGTTTTGATTATGCCCCAATCTGAAGCAGGCAAAGGCAGCAACAGAAGGCCCACAGATGAAAAAAAAGTGTCTGAGAACTGGCCCTATAAAGATAAGCCTTGCTCAGAATGCGGGGATATTAAATGCCCAAAGGTTAAGTATAAATCTATGGCTTGTCCAGGGAGCAAAGGGTTGTGAGTAATATCTGTGAAGTTGAAGGGTGCGGAGAGAAAGCGGAGCCTGGGAAGGTTTACTCAAGAAAAAGAAGGAGGGCTATGGATGTATGTGAGGATCACTGGGAAGACTTGGTAGACGAAGGTGAAGGCGGTTACTTGGCGGACTGCCCCTGTTGCGGTGTTCAGTTTGAATCAAGCTAATTAATTAGGCGGTGCTGTGAACGAATATACCAAATTTGATATACCCCTCTATAGCGGTAGGCAGGTGTGGCACCAAGTCACTTATGAGCGTTCGCCAGAGAGGGGAATGGTTTCTGTTCAGACATCGGGTGGCAGGGTGTTGCCCCGGTACGAGAAGGGCGCATTGCAAGTCATTAACGCGCTTAATCCACTTTATAGGGATATGGGTAATTACCTTTGGTCGGGTGAGTTAGAAACAGACGATAGAAAACGAAATAAGCTGGGTTCATGGTTGTGCGGTGGATTAAGAGATGTAGTAGAGAGGCAAGAAAGAAAAAGAAAGTGGAAGGATAATGCTATTACGTTAATACCTTATGCCTTATTAGAAGTGAGGTGGATCAATCCGCCAACAGGGGGTTCAAGGCCAAGGCTATATGAATATAAAGATTTGGCAGCAAGCATAAAAAGTGATGCCGATAACTGGCAAAGAGACCACATGGAAAAGTGGAATTTTCTACAAGATAAATTAACAGAGTGGATGAACAGTGCAGAGCAGCCAATATATGACTGGATGAGGAAGGTAAAAAGCAGGGAATAGAGGATGGAGGTAAATATAGTCGGCGCTGTCATTTTGCCCTGTCCATTTTGTGGGCAGAAGCCAAAAATCTTAGCCGGTGGAAATGAATACGATCAGGAGCCAGATCATAAAATGGGGTATTGGCTGGAGTGCAGCGGGTGCTGTTGTGAGGTGGGCAATGATTCCGTTGGGCTGATAGATGGCTATTCTAGAGGGGTGTTTGATAGTGTGGATGAAGCTGTCGATGCCTGGAACAGGAGGATTGTTGTTTAACGATGCAATGCAAAGATATACCAGATAGGCCAATCCTTGAGTTTCTGGCAAAAAACCCAGAACAGTGGCACAACTGGTATTTTGGGAATGATTTCGATGTGACACAGGTTATGCCAGAAGTTGTGCCAGAAAAGCTACGACTGGCAAAGATGAAAATGTTAATAAGGCGTGGTGTCGTTAACGGGTGCGATTGTGGATGTCGCGGAGATTTTGTAATAACCCGAAAAGGGCAGGCCGAACTTGATATATAATCATTTTGACTTAATTTCTCAAATTTAATGGGTTGTTATACGTGTGAGGGGCTAGAGTTTATGAAAACAGTAAAACAGTTAAAAGAAGAATTAAGCAAGTTTAATGATGGAGATCTGTGCTTTGCCTATGAGGGCGAGGTTATAGGGATTATTGTGAAAAGAGATGGTAAGCAGGGCGTTATTTACTGTAGCGAGTATGAAGATCCAGAGCCGACTGAAATTATTGACACATAAAAAAGAGTTCGCGGGCTTTGTCCCACTCCATGACGTGTTATTGCCATTTGTGGCTAGTAGTACAATATATACTGTATATACAGCCATATCTGACTATTTAAACAAATGTTTAAAAGTACAGCCTGTATGTATTGACAGTTACGAGGGGTGTATGCCACAATATCCCTAGTGTCGAATTTCGAGCACAAAATTAAACTTGTTAGTGTCATGATTGCCTGAGGGGTGCGAACTCTCAGGTTTTTTTGTGCCTATAAAAAAGACTCACCACTTGCCTAACGGCAACTCCCTCGCAGCCCCTTGTATTCGTACCTGGGGCTGTTTCTATTTCTAAGGATGAAGTATGGATGTAGGCCACGAGCAGACAGTGATAGCGCTGGGGCATAAAACAGCCCAGCTTGGCGGTGGCCTAGCCGTTGGCTCCGGGTTCGCGAAGTGGATCAGTGAAAATCACGATTTATTGGCCGGCCTTGGAATCATGGTTGGCATTGCTGTTGGTCTTGTTGGCCTTTATGTCCAATATCACTTTCAGAAGAAGCGTGATGAGAGAGAAAGGCTTCTGCATAAGCATTTGATGAAAGATGGCTAGATTCAGCCAGAACTCACAAGACAGGCTTGATACCTGTCACACAGATTTAATCGTTTTATTTGAAGAAGTAGTAAAAGATTTTGATTGCTCTGTTATCTGTGGTTACAGAACAGAGCAAGAGCAGATGTCCGCTTATATAGAAGGCAACACGCAAACTAGGTGGCCTGATTCGCGGCACAATGTTGGGCCTTCAATGGCCGTTGATGTTGCGCCTTACCCAATTGACTGGAATGACCGAGAACGATTTACATTGTTTGCCGGTTTTGTTCTTGGCCTCGCCTCAGCATTAAAAGCCCAGGGGCGGATTTTTCACTCAGTTAGATGGGGCGGCGACTGGAATGGCAACAGGCAGGTTTCAGACAATAAATTTGATGATCTTGTTCATTTTGAGCTGAGATGAAATATCTCGTCTTATTCCTGGCCTTTAGTCTATCGGCCTGTAGTTACATCAATGTAGAAATTAAATCAAACGTGGAGGTTATTGAGTGCCAATAGCAGCAATTCATATCCACGGTTATAGAACGGATGATTACCGAGATACGGTAGGGCAATTAGACCAGTTATATGAAGAAGCTGGCGTTGTGTCTCGTGTGCTGGTGTATGACGCGGACAATGTCGCTGAAGCTAGGCGAATGAATCCCGATACAGCGAGGCGTTTAAAGAATTTTATTATTTATTACCGCGAGCGCGGTTACACCACGGTCGTTACTGCACATTCTAACGGTAATACCATTTTGAGGATGTGTTATGACCATTATGAAGTAAGCCCTGATATAGCTGTTTGTATTCAGCCTGCATTGCCTTCTGATATTCATCCTTCTCCAGACGCAAAACACACCACTGTTTACTGGAATCCAGAAGACAGGGTGGTGAAGTTCGGGCGCATTCTTACCTGGATCACTTCGCTATTTAGTGAGGAATGGGCGGCGGCAAGAAACTGGGGGGAGATGGGCAGAACAGGGTATACAGGTTCTGAGCTTAATATTGAAAGCATTAATACGGCTGACAAGATATTTCCCCGCAGAGCAGTGGAGCATAGCGGCATATTTGAGCATCCATCCGCTGGTTACTGGATGGAATACATTTTTAAAACCTCTTATGCAAGGGCATTAAGCCTTTCTTTGGTCGATGAGCGTCAAATTGTCACAACATAAGGCGGGGCTATCGTTTGTGAGGCTAGACCCCATGCCTGGAATTTATCAGCTGCGGGCATACGAAAACCCGGTTGATCCCACAAAGCCCCTTGATGATGAAATGCAGTCTTTTGGCCTGGTGGCTAACGTTGTGATCTCTGGTCATGTGGCTAAGGCAACTTTGTTGCAGGGCAAGATGCCGATAACGGGTTGGGCTGATTTGGATAAAAAGCTGGCGACTCTTGGTGTTACTGAGTTGCATTGGGAGAGGCATAAAGCAGGCCGTGTTAAGCGGGTTGTTCGGAAGGTGGTAGATGCATAGTGGGTTTAGTATGAAGAGGAAAAACTATTTTTTTTCATTGCCGGGTTTAAGGGGATTTAGCCAATGTTTTTAGCGCCAGCAGCCTGTGGCGAAGCGGCAGGTAATAAGCCAAATGCCTCTACAGCTTATGATTTAAGTGGTACGGGTTTGGCAGGCCACAGAAATATTGCTTCACCTTCGGAAGTTGTCGATGGTGTGGAGTTAAAAATCTATGCCTTTGCCACAGATGCTGATGGCAACCCTAGTGGGGCGTGGGAGATAGCCGATTGCACTTATAACGACCTGGCAACCGATACCTTAACGCGAGGAACCCTTGAAGCATCCAGCACCGGGAGCAAGATTGACTGGTCTGCGACAGGGGAAGATGAAACCCCGACTTTGTTGGTGGTGTCCCCATCAAAAGGGCGGAGGGTGCATTCACAAGGTACGGTGGTGGATGATGCGTATATCACCATCGGTGGATCAACCGGCAAGTTTAGGGCCGATAAAGACTATGTGGTTAGCTTGCATAACATTGTGCCTGCATCGGAATCGGATATGTATGCACAACTTTATGACGATACTGCGGGCGCGTGGCATACGAGCGGCAACTATCACTCATCTGCCGATGGTCACTATGATGGCTCTGTTAATACTGGCGGTGTAGGTGGGGCTACCCAATTCCAACTGCATTCGGCCAACCTTGCTGTTGGTAATAACCAGACTTCAGGGGCTGAAGAAGGGTTTTATGGCAGGTATCTCTTATCTAGCCCAGAGGACGAAAATGCGGCAACACCGTTAAGTGGGCACTCAACCATGCACTGGACAGGCGGGCAGCAAGTCGCGCACAGGTTTGTCGGCGCATTGGAGTACCACCGTTCTGTAACTGGCGTTCGGTTTTATATGTCATCGGGCAATTTAACGTCAGGTAGCTATATCTGTTGGGAGATTGATAGATGAGAACGCAAATAGTTAATGGGGTGAAAATCGCCCTAACTACCGAAGAAGAATCTGAAGTGGATGCCCGTGAAGTTGAGTGGGTGAACACGTACCGGGAGAAGCGGCGTGAACAATTCAGGGGTGCCGCAAGTGAAAGAATATCTGCACTGTTCGGTGGCAAGGTGGGTGACAAGCTCATCCAAGCTCAACAGAACCTCCAGGGCAGGGCTTCACAGCTCCACAGGCGAGAAACCCGTGGCACGGCCACACCTGAAGAGCTGGCAGAGCTAGAGGGTATGGACGCTTTGTTCGACCAGATCGTGGCAATCCGGGTGGCCGAGAATACGGCATCTGGGATGCTAGATGCTGCTGGTACTGACCAGAGTATAACTATAGATGAGCGTGTCGCAGGTATTGAAGCTGTAGCTGCTATCTGGCCATAAAATGACGATTGGAACTAATGCGCTTCAGACGGTTGCGGTAAAAACTGGGCGCAGAAATTTAGTTAGTGGTGGTGGGGCGACAGACATAACCGCAACAGGCGGGATGTCGTTCGGATCAAGTGCAGAGCTAAGCGCAACCGGAAAGCTGTCGGGAGCATCAGCCTTATCTTTCGGCTCATCGCCTACTCTTAACGCTGCGGGGGCGTTATCTGGCACAGCGAGTATTACTTTTAGTGATATCTTAACCCTTTCGGGTGCTGGCTTATTGCAAGCAAGTGAGTCTTTATCGTTTGGTGCGAGTGCTGAGCTAGATGGTGTAGGGCTGTTATCCGGCTCTAGCGCTCTATCTTTCGGGTCAAATGCGACAGCTAGTGCAATTGGCTCATTACAAGCCGTTGATTCTATTGCCTTTGGAAGCAGTGCAGGGCTAGCCGGGACAGGCAGTCTTACCTCTACCAGCAATATTGTGTTTGGTTCATCTGCCGATTTATCCCAAGCAAATGCAAATGACTTAAATACTACGGCTTCAATTACATTTGGTGCTAATGCGGCATTAAGTGCTACAGGCACACTGTCTGCTTCTAGTAATTTAAGCTTTGGCGATACTTTATTGCTTAATGCAACAGGCGCATTGTCAGCGTCCAGCAGTCTAACGTTTGGCGATTCATTCACCTTGTCGGGTGTGGGTGCTTTACAAGCTGAAGCGCCTTTAAGTTTCGGTAGCTCTGCTGGCCTAACAACGGCCATAGCGGATGCCATGATTGCATCTGTTGCTATGTCGTTTGGTTCATCTGCGACATTGAATGCAACTGGATCACTAGCAGCTACAGGTGGGCTAACACTCTCCACAACAGCGGTATTAAGTCAGCCTGGAGCAGCTGTTTCTGTTGAAGGGCTGGAATACACAATGGGCGGTACACGCCTTCACTTCACTATAAGCGGCGACCCGCTTCATTACACCATTAACTAAATAGGTAATTACGATGAGCGCAACAAACGCTTTTGAAGATGCAATCCTAGATCATCTTTTCTTAAATTCAGCGATTGCCAATGTGGGCGATGCTACTGGGTTGCCAGCAGCCGCTACAGCGGGAAGCTGCCAAGTATCACTTCATACTGTAGCACTAGACGATACAGATACATTACTTACCGCTGATGAGTGTGACTACACAGGTTATACCAGGCAGGCCGTAGCCCGTAGTGGTTCAGGCTGGACAAGCTCAGGCGGCACGGCATCGAATGCAGCCCTAATTCAGTTCGGTGAGAAAACAGCGGGGGCAGATGACACGGCGGTTCATTGTGGTATTGGCCTTATTGCTACTGGGGATGTGTTAAGAATTCATGCGGATTTGGGATCTGATCTAGCGATTAGTAATGGCGTTAATCCTCAGTTTGCTATTGGTGCTCTTGATATAACCTTGGATTAAGAATATGAAGCTTAATAAAGATCAGCTTAGACAAATGAAGTCTAGTAAAGAGGGTTTACTGGAAAAAAATATTATCCAGTGGTCTCAGCATTGCGAGAAACTAGAAGCAAAAGAAGTCCTCTCCGAAGACGAGCAGGAGGATCTAATCTACCGAAGAATCCAGGTCAAAAAGTGGATTGCTCAGCGGGACAGTAAATAATCTATGGGCGTATTACACAACCAGCCCTACCGAGTTTACCCCGATGGTGAGCTAGTCACTATGGAGTTCGGAAACGTACCCATTACGGTGGATTACAACACGGCTTTAGATTTGGCTCGTTATCTACGGATAGCAGGCAGGAAGGCTAAGGCGGCGGCTGGTGATAACTCATTCACCATAAAAGCATTTGGATTGTTAACAGATGCTGAGGCCGACGAGAAAGAAGCGCAAAAACGCCAAGTGTTTACAGGATATTCTAGATGACTGACACAGCACCACAGATACATAGCATGTCCACTGAAGAAGTGCGACATGTTGCTGTAGATATGTCTGGAAAGCTAGACACAGGCGAGACTTTAACAGGTACGCCTACGGTTACGTCTGGTTCCAATCAAACAATTACCAATAAAGCTGTGAGTACGGCAGAGCTTACGATCAATGGCGAAACAGTGGCCGCTGGACTAGCTGTCCAGTTCACTCTAGATGCCACAGCTGAAAGTATAGACACCGTTTATATCCAATGTGGAACATCAGCAAGTCAAACTATAGACGGTGAGATAATCGTCAACGTCTGCTGAATTTGTTAAATGGCTCTGGGAGCTAGAGGCCGGGGGCCGACAATGTTAAACGACAAACAGAAAAGGTTTGCTGAAGAGTATCTTTTAGACCTTAATGCAACACAGTCAGCTATCAGGGCTGGTTATAGCGAGAAAACAGCATATTCTCAGGCTTTTGACCTCCTGAAGAAACCTGAGATACAAGAGCAGATACAAACGCTTAAAAAAGAACGTTCTGAGCGCACAAAAATAGACGCTGATTGGCTTCTGAATAGGTTAGCCGACGAAGCTGAAGCCGATGTTGCTGATCTCTACAATGAGAGTGGTGGATTACGCCCCGTAACTGAGTGGCCTGATATATGGCGCAAAGGTTTAGTGGCTGGAATAGACACCCACCAAGAATACACTTACGAAGATGGTAAGAAGGTTCCTGATGGCGTAACAATGAAAGTTCGCCTGTCTGATCGTATTAAGCGTTTAGAGTTGATCGGCAAGCATGTCGATGTGCAGGCTTTTAAGGAGAAGGTTGACCATAATATTAGCGGTAGCAACATCATGGTTATTCCTGGCTGTGTGAGCGTAGAGGATTGGGAAGCAGCGGCAACATCGGCACAGGATGGTGAGTGAGCCACAAGGTAGTCTGGAAACCTTTACCTGGATCACAATGTTTAGCCCTTAGCTGTCCCTGTGATGAGATTTTATACGAAGGCACAAGAGGCCCAGGAAAAACCGCAGCACAGTTAGCCAGATTTAGATCAAGAGTTGGCTTGGGTTATGGCACATTCTGGCGCGGGGTTATATTTGATACAGAGTATAAAGATTTAGCAGACTTGATTGTTCAATCAAAGCGATTGTTTGGATCATTTAATGACGGTGCTAAATTTTTAAGTTCTGCAACAGAGCTGAAGTGGGTTTGGCCCACGGGCGAAGAGTTACTTTTTAGGCACGGAAAGTCTGAAGACGATTACTGGGGCTATCACGGACAAGAATTTCCCTTTATTGGCTTTAACGAGCTAACAAAGCAGAAAGATGACAGCCTTTATACGGCGATGTTCTCGTGTATGAGGTCATCTTTCCGGCCTCAAGATCATCCTTTATCTGATGGCAGCTTACTTCCTCCTATTCCTTTAGAGATGTTCAGCACCACCAACCCGTTTGGTGTTGGTCACGCTTGGGTTAAGAGGCGGTTTATTACGCCAGCGCCGAGAGGGGTGGTTCAGCGGCATACGCAGACTGTATTTAACCCGCAAACCGAAACTGAAGAAGAGATAACCCTGACTAGGGTTGCTATTCACGGTTCCTGGCGGGAAAACAAATACCTAGACCCTAAATACATTGCCATGTTGATGGCGATCAAAGACCCGAATAAGAAAGCAGCCTGGGTTGATGGATCGTGGGATGTTACATCCGGTGGTAGGTTTGATCATCTTTGGAGCGAATCAATACATGTTGTTAAGCCGTTTGTTATTCCTTCTTCATGGCGGGTAGATAGATCACATGATTGGGGTGAGTCAAAGCCGTTTGCAAATCTTTGGTGGGCTGAATCAGATGGAACGCCCGTAGATATAGAAGGCAAATCAATTAAATACCCCTCTGGCACAGTTTTCTTGGTCGGTGAGTGGTATGGATGCCCACCAGATGAACTGAACACAGGCTTAAAGATGGCCTCATTTGATGTGGCCAAGGGTGTTAAGTGGGTAGATCAAAGGCTGTCCGGTGAAGAGAGTGAGCCGCCCGCAAGCATATCCAAAGGGCAAATAAATATTACCCCGAACATCTGTAAAAAGGTGGTTCCTGGCCCTGCTGATTCCGCTATTTATAACACTGGGGACAATGAGCTTTCCATTGGTGAAAAGATGGAGAAGAACGGCGCAACCTGGAAGCCAGCCAATAAGAAGCCGGGTTCGAGAGTGAATGGAGCCGCGTTGTTTTGTGACATGCTGACAGCCTCTGTTGAGGCAAAAGATAAAGAGTCAGGGCTTCCTGAATCGCCTGCTTTCTACGTATTTGATAACTGTCGCGGCTGGATAAGCCGTATACCGATCTTGCCGCGTGATAAAAAGAATTCTGATGACGTTGATACAGATGCTGAAGATCACGACTGGGATGCAACCCGATACCGAATCCTTGATACACGACGAGAAGCAATGTCCATCAATATGAGAATGGCTACATGAGTAATGACGTAACATTTCAGCGCAGCGAGTACGAAGCAGCACTCTATGCGTGGAATTTGGTGGATGATGTATGTGCGGGTCAAGAGCGGGTAAAGTCAAAGAAAGAAGCGTATCTACCAAAGCCTAATCCTACGGATTTAAGTGAAGAGAACAAAGAGCGTTATAACCAATATTTATTGAGATCGGTTTTTTATAACGCTACAGGTAGAACTAAAGATGGAATGATCGGCGCGGCTTATCGCAAAGACCCTGTGATTAAAGCGCCAACAGATTACGTGGTTGATGATGTAGACGGTAACGGTGTTGGTCTCGTGCAGCAGTCACAATCGGCTTTATCCGCAGTATTAAAGCGCGGAAGGCATGGGTTGCTTGCTGATTACCCGCAAGTCGATGGCCCTGTGTCTAAAGCTGATATGAATGCAGGTAAATATAGGGCAAATATTGTCCCTATTAATGCCAAGCAGGTTGTCAATTGGCGCACTGAGAAGATTGGCGGTCAACATAAGTTGGTTCTCTTGGTTTTTAGTGAAGTCGCTTCAGAGCCAACAGAAGACGGCTTTGGTATTAAAGAGATCAATCAATACCGTGCGCTTAAGCTAGGTGACGAAGGTTATACGCAAGAGATCTGGCGTAAAGTTAAAGAAACTTGGGTTTTACACGAAGTCCACATTATTAAAGATGGTGCTGGCAACCATTGGGACGAGATCCCTTTCACCTTCATTGGCTCAAACAATAACGACACAGTTATTGACCCTTCGCCTTTGTACGATATGGCAGAGGTTAATATTGCCCATTATCGAAACTCAGCGGATTACGAAGACTCAATTTACTTTTCTGGCCAGCCGCAGCCTTGGATGTCTGGGTTATCTACAGAGTGGCGTGAATACCTCGAAGAAAAAGGAATTTATGTGGGTAGTCGTTCGCCCATTTTGCTGCCGGAGGGCGGTAGTTTTGGCTTTGCTCAAGTGCAGCCCAACACCTTGGCTAAAGAGGGAATGGATCAAAAAGAAGATCAAATGGTTGCTTTGGGTGCAAGATTAATACAGCCGGGAACGGTAGCAAAGACAGCAACAGAAGCCCAAGGAGAGCAAGAAACACAGCATTCAGTCTTATCCTTGGCTTGTTCTAATGTGTCAGATGCCTATGAGAAAGCTTTGGCATGGGTTGCTCGGTTCATGAATGTATCGGGCGATATTGAGTTTCAAGTCAATCAAGACTTTGTGGAGGTTTCGCTAGATCCGCAGCTTCTCGCAGCTCTGGTGTCTGCATGGCAATCGGGAACGCTTCCTGAGTCAGACTTGTGGGGGATGCTAAAACAGTACGGCGTGATTAACCCAGAGAAAACTGACGAAAAAATACGCGAAGAGTTAGATACACAAGACGTAGGGATAGATTTAGATGGGGAGTGATCATATTCATACCCCTGGCGATGGAAAAGGCTGGGGTAGACAGGTCTTTTGTGACGAAAATAAACTAGAGCGTTGTGTGTATGCAGACACAAAGGAGGGTGTGGCCATATGTTATTCCGAGCCGTTGCAGGTAGACAAGAATGGCGATATAGCTAGAGAGATTTATAACGGAAAGATTGTGGTGATAGATGGCGACAGCCCCGCAATTAATTGAGCAGTCTACACGCCATCAAGTATTCCTTGAGCGCGTCAAAACTGGCGAGGCTAATCAGTTCGCCTCCTTCCTAAAGGAGATGGATAGAAGCTTTCGTTTGAGGCTTTCTGGTGAAGACTTAACCGATTACTCAAGGCAAAGGTTAGAACGCCTAATAGCAGGCATAAATGGCGATCTAGACGCTATCTATACACGCTATTGGGATGAGCTAAGTGGAAGCCTGATTGATATTGCCGATTATGAGGCGGAGTTTGAATCACGCTCTCTGAACGCCGTTTTAGAGAACTTTGAGACAGTTGTTCCATCGCCTGAGCAGGTGAGGGCGGCGATATTCACAGCGCCTTTATCCGTAAGAGGTGCCGATGGTGGAAAGCTGCTTGAGCCTTTCATTAAAGATTGGTCGGCCAACGAAGTAAAACGTGTTTCTGGTGCGGTTCGTCAGGGCTTTTTTGAGGGTCAAACAACTGGCCAAATATTACAAACGGTCAGAGGCACTAGGGCTAAAAAGTTTCGTGATGGGCTGCTTAATGTAACCAATCGCGGTGCTGAAGCTCTTATTAGAACAGCCGTTCAGCATGTGGCCTCTATATCACGACAAGAAACTTGGAAGCAGAACAGTAATGTTGTGAAAGGCGTTCGATGGGTGTCTACCTTGGACGGCAGAACAACACAGGTATGCCGATCTCTTGATGGGACTATCTACCCCATAGGAAAAGGCCCAAGACCACCTATTCATATTCGTTGCCGATCAACAACGGCTGCTGAACTAGATGCGCGGTTCAACTTCCTGAAGGAGGGGGCAACGCGGTCTAGTAAAGATGGCTATGTTTCCGCTGATCTCAGTTACTACGAATGGCTAAAACAGCAACCAGAACGATTCCAGCAAGAGGCTATAGGTAAAACCAGAGCCAAACTGTTGAGGAGTGGTGGGTTGAGCGCAGAGCGGTTTGCAGAGCTGAATCTAGGTAAGAACTTTCAACCATTAAGCCTAAAGGACATGAAGCGATTAGAGCCTTTAGCGTTTGAGAAGGCGGGATTATGACTCCACCAAAGGTCAGGCTGAGTGATTTTCATCTATCCGAAAATACTTATTCTTGGGGGGATAGATCCTATCGGGTTAAAGACCTGATCAAAGCATCAAAGGATTTAGACCAGTTCGATCTTCCGCTTTCAGGGATTAATCTTGGCGTTTCCCCTTGGGGTCAGCTGTCTGCGCAGTCATTTTGTTCGCATATGAAGCGAGTCAGCGAGGCAGATATGAGCTATCCCGTTATTTTGGATTGCGAGGGTTATGTGTGTGATGGTTGGCACCGAATATGTAAGGCAATTTTGCATGGGGCGGCAACCATTAAGGCTGTACGACTCGAAGTCATGCCAGAGCCTATTAATAAAGACGCATAAAGAATTCCTTCCTAGGCCGGAGATGGCTTTCACTGCTGGTACCAGTGAATGACAGCAGGGAAAGACCTGCACAAATCACCATAAAGCTCCCATTCGGGGGCTTTTTTTATGTCCGCAGGCTGGGCCTGCACCAACTATCCCAGGGGGATAAACGATGTCGCTGCAATTTCAAGTTGAAACATTAGATAGCGTCGATGAGGCGTTGAAATCTTTATATACCGAACAGGATGGGAAGTTCGTTCTAGGTATTGATGGGTTGCCGAAAGATAACTCTGCTGAGTATGAAGAACGCATTACCAAGATGAGCTCGAAAATTGACGAGTTGCTTGGCGAGAAAAAAGAAGAAGCGAAAAAGCGCCGTGATGCTGAAGAGCTGGCAAAGAAAGAGGCCGCTGACTTAGCCAAGAAAAACGGCGATACCGAGGCGTTAGAGAAGAGCTGGCAAGAGAAATACGACAGCACGATTTCTGAGCTTAAAAGCCAGTTTGAGCCAAAGGTAACAGAACTTGAGGGCTTGTTAAGCAACGCCACAGTGACCACTCAAGCCACACAGATGGCTGCTGAGCTAGCAGTTCCAGGCAGCGCTAAGGCGCTAATGCCGCACATTGAAGCACGCCTAGCAATGGATATTAAGGATGGCAAAGCCTCCACTATTGTTACTGATGCAAATGGAAAGCCTTCCGCATTAACACTGGAAGAACTCAAAAACGAATTCATTGGTGATCCGGCCTTTGCGCCGCTCATCGTGGGATCAAAAGCTACTGGCGGCGGGGCCAACGGTGGTGACGGCGGGGCCGGGAATAAAACCTTAAAACGCGCTGACTTTTCTACCAAATCTCCGAATGAACAGATGGAGTTTGTGAAGGGCGGCGGACAAATTATTGATTAATGGAGTACTAAACAATGGCTAATACCATTACCAACCTTATCCCCGACCTGTATACCGCGCTGGATGTAGTTTCACGTGAAATGGTCGGCTTAATTCCTGCTGTTAGCACCGACATGACTTTTGAACGTGCGGCAAAAGGCCAAACAGTTCGATCTCATGTGGCGCCTGCTGCAACGGCAAGTGACATCACGCCAGCGGTTGATTCGCCAGATGACGGTGATCAAACTATTGGCAATACGGATATGACCATCACCAAAGCTAGACGTGTTCCTGTACGATGGAACGGAGAGCAGTCTTTGGGCCTTAATAATGGCGGGCCGGGAGTCCTTAACGTTAAGCAAGACCAGTTTGCTCAAGCAATGCGCACACTGGTCAACGAGGTTGAGGCTGACCTCGGTGCCTTGCATGTTAATGCTTCTCGTGCCTATGGTACGGCAGGGACTACGCCTTTCGGAACTGCGGGTGAATTTTCCGATGCTTCGCAGGTGATGAAGGTGCTGAAAGATAACGGCGCACCTGGCAGCGATAATCAGCTGGTTATCGATACTTCTGCTGGCGCTAACTTTATTGGCAAGCAGGCCCGTGTAGACTACTCTGGTGATGAGACCATTCAACGCCAAGGTATTCTATTACCGCTGTCTGGTTTTGATCTGCGTGAGTCTGCGCAAATCCTTACTCCTACCGCTGGTACTGGCGCATCTGCGACAACCAATAATACCGGTTACGCTGTAGGAGACACAGTGATTACTCTGGCCTCTGCGGGTACAGGTACTATCCTTGCGGGCGATGTGATTACTTTCGCTGGCGATACCAACAAGTACGTTGTAGCCTCTGGTGATGCTGATGTGTCGGATGGCGGCACAATTACACTTGCGGCTCCCGGCTTGCGTAAAGCTATTGCTGCATCTGCGACTGCTATTACTGTGGTGGCAGCGGCTGCGCGCAATATGGCGTTTAACCGTTCTGCGATTGCTTTGGCGACTCGTGCGCCGGCTTTGCCTGAAGAGGGTGATTCTGCGGAAGATCGTCAGATCATTACTGATCCTCGCTCTGGCTTGAGCTTTGAAATATCCATGTATAAGCAATACCGCCAGGTGCAGTATGAAGTAGCACTAGCTTGGGGCGTTAAAGCCGTGAAACCAGAACACATGGCGCTGTTGTTAGGCTAAACTTAACGGGGGCTTCGGCCCCCTATTTTTCAGGATAGAATTATGGACGTTATGAAAGTGAAGCCTTGGGGTAAAGGCCAGGGCGATTATGTGGAAATCAATGCTGAGGATTTCGATCCAAAGCTGCACAAAAAGTACGAAGATAAGGCGACTGCAAAGTCTGCTGAGAAGAAAGAATCCAAGTCTGAGGATTAATTTGTGTCTATTGTCGTTGAAGATGGCTCTTTAATAACAGGTGCCAACAGTTATATTACTGAGGCTGAATTATTGCTTCATACGTGTTATAGAGGGCTAGAACTAACTGTTAAGCCGGAAGTATTGATATTGAAGGCGATGGATTACTTTGAGACATTTTCGGCGCGGTTTATTGGTCAGAGAGTGCAGCGAGATCAAGCATTATCGTGGCCGAGAACTGATGCGGTTATAGAAAATTGGTCTTGGACAAGTACCGAAATCCCCCGTCAGGTGATTAATGCGATCTTAGCTTTATGTATTGAGATTAATGCAGGTGAAGACCCATTTAATCCGTCAGAAGCCGCCCTGCCTGCGATTAGAAAGAAGGTAGATGGCGCAGTAGAGGTTCAGTACGCGAATCCCAGCCAAGCCTTGAAAGTAAGCAAGACACAGCCATCACGAACACACATTAATTTACTGCTGAAGAAAAGTGGTTTATTTGCGGTAAGAGCATAATCAAGAAATATTAAAGCCAACAAAACACAAAGGTCACTTCGGTGGCCTTTTTTATTGCCTGGAATTTATATGTCCTTCTACTCCGATATGGCAGAAACCGCTAATTCCTTAATTAGTGAATTTGGCCAAACCATAACGTTAAAGCGGAAAGCGGCGGGAACGCTGAATAAGGTCACTGGCACAGAAACGGGTGCAACAACGAGCTTGCTGAAACCGAAAGGCCTGATTACACAATACAAGAATAACGTCATCGACGGCACACGCATTCAAGGCGGTGACAGGTTGGTGATTTTAGATAACACCCAAACGCCCGTGATGACTGACCAAGTACTTATTGGTACAGAGTATTGGAACATTGTGGACATTGTTTCCAAGAATCCAGCAGGGACGGCTTTAGTGCATTTCGTGCAGGCTAGAAAGTGAGCTTTACCTCAGACCTAAAGAAGTTTCAGGTCAAGTTTTCTGAATCTAATGATGACTTAATTCAGGGTGTGGAGATTGCGCTGTTTAGCGCGGTGATTATGGATTCCCCTGTCGATACAGGTCGCTTAGTCGGTAACTGGCAAGCCACAACAAATAACGCTGCTACGGGAACTCTTGAAAACAACGACCCAGGTAGACAAGAGACAATCGGTCAGATGACTGCTTTTGTCGAGACCCTTTCGGGCGGACGTATTACCTATTTCACCAACAATTTGCCTTATGCGGTTCCTATTGAGTATGGACACTCCAAAGGGAAAGCCCCTCAAGGCATGGTCAGGCGTAATGCCGCGCGATTCCAGCAGCTAGTCAACGAAGAACTCAAGAAGCGATGACACACAAAATAGATTCTGCACTGATTCAAGCCTTTGAATCTGGTGGGTTCGGCCTCGCCTATACGGTAGAGAATCAGTCGGAAGACCCACCTACAGGAACGCCTTACGCACAGTTATTCATCCTCCCCAATCAGCCCACGGTAAGCACGATGGGCGACAGCGGTCAGGACTTAATCACAGGGCTTATGCAGGTAAATCTTAACTATCCCATAGGGGATGGAGCGGGTGAGGCCAAGCAAAAAGCTACAGAAATTAGAGAAGTATTTAAAGCGGGCTACCGGCCAACCTATGACGGCCAGGAAGTCTTTATCACCAGTTCGGGTAGGGGTATTGCCCGCAATCAAGATTCCTGGTTCCAGGTAATCGTCAACATCATTTGGGAAGCAAGGGTAACAAGATGACAATAGCAGCAGGCGTAAACAAACTTGTAGCGTATAAAAAGGAAAGCTCTTTCGGTGTTGCGCCAGGGGCTACCGGGGCAAAGTACATTCGGCGCGTTTCCTCTGCGTTGGATTTAAACAAAGAGACGTATGAAAGTAACGAAATCCGTTCAGATGGGCAGGTTGCTGATTTTCGGCATGGCGTTGGCTCTGTAACCGGGCCTATTAATGGCGAATTATCGGTTGGCACATACAATGATTTCTTCGCCGCAGCACTGAGGAAAGATTTTCCTACAGCAACAACAACTGGTGCAGTGGCGGTTATTGCGGTAACGGGTACAGGCACAGAATTTACTCGTTCAG